AGGTTGCCTCGCTGTCAAAGATTATGAATTGATTAGCTACTGGGCGACCTGTGCGTCCGGTCATTTGTGATACTTTTGCCATGGTAAAACCTCCGTTAATGGCGTTGTCGATGATGTTAGGCTGGCCCTTGATTGTGTCTAAAATAAGGCCAGCTGGTGATTATTTTGTGGCGGTGTTTGTTCCGTGAATAGGTGCGGAAACAGTGTGGAACCTTGCCATGACGCAGGGGCTGGCAGGCTAGGCGCTGCTGCTGGCGCGGCGATTGCGTGCTTGAATGGCGTTTTGATTATTTTGACGTGTTGGACTTTCTTGCGCTTGCCGCGGTACTCATCAACAGGCTTTAAGCCGCATTGGTCTATGACCATGCCATTCATTACACATTGTACATGGCTGCCAGTCGTTATCATGTATAACGTGTTGGGCTTGGTGTGGTTCTCAACAAAGTGTTTTACGGTTTTGTCATAACCAGCGAACCAAGGGCCGCCACCAGCTGGCACAGTGTCGTGCCACTTGATGCCGAGCCTGTCCAGCGCTGGTCCTTGGTGGTGCGTGTATGTGGCGCCTTTCCAGCGCTTGCTGTATTTGCCAACGGTTGCGAATGTGTTCCAAGCGCGGGCAAAGCTGACGCCTGCGGCAACGGCCAAGGCAGTAACGCCACAGTTAGGGCCAGACCGTGCGTCTGCTGGTAGTTTAAAGTGCGGGTTCATGTTACTTCCTCCGATTTAATAACTGTTATCCATTACATGCCGCACATAGGCTAATGCTTCAGCGTCCGATGCAAAGATGCGGTTACCGCCCTCTGCCATGACATCAAAGCCGCTGTCTACGTCAATCATACGAATGATGCCGGATGCCTTGGCGCGGTAAAAGCGGATGCAATCCGGTTCTTCACCGTATTGGATTAAAAACGCGTAGTGTTCGTCCAATTCGCTTTGTGTGTACTCGTGCTGTTTCATGCTACTGCCTCCGCAAGCAAGGCCCGCAAGTCTTCGGCCTCGTATGTGTCGGGCATATCGTAAAGGCCGGAGTAGTAAAACTTGCCGTTATACTTAACAAGCAAGCTGGACTCGTCCCCCTGCAGGCCGTGTTCGTAGAATGACAAGCCGCCAGCGTTAAAGAGTTGAGTGTGTCCTGCCTGTATTTCTGCTTCGGTAAACATTGTGTCGCCTCCGTTTTGTGCGTTTCGATAAGCACAATGTAGGCAGCGAATGAGGCGAGAATGTGGCAAGAGTAAGGTTTTTTGCCTTGGATGTTGCCTTATTCATAGAAAAGTTTACACTGGCAGATGAGGCGCTGCAGGTTGTAAGTATTTGGATTGATTGAGATGGTGGTGCGTTTGTAAGTGTCAGCACACACACTGTATACACGGGCTATCGCGCGGCAATGTAGCCGCAAGCCTATCATAGTGTGGCAAAAATGCAACACTGTGTCACAACAGCAACAGGCAGGGGGGGGTCCATACAAAGGCATGCACCCCGCGCGGACGGGGCGGCGTCGATGTGTATTAAATTCATGTCCACCACACACACGGAGAAAGCATGACTAAACTCACAACCTATACAACACGGCAAATCATTGCTGACTTAGCCGATGGCTTTACGATGGTAGATGCTTGTAATCGTGCTGGCGTTACTAGGCAGGCTCTGTACAAGCGTATGAAGCGCAGCGAGGAGCTTGACGCTGCAGTACGCACTGCACAGCAGTACAGTGCGGAGAAGGCGCTAGAGGAGCTTGATAAGCTATATGACGATGCCCTTAACAAGCGGAAAGACTATGACCCGCATGTACTGCGTGATTATGCCAATCATGTGCGCTGGAAGGTGCAGAAGATTATTCCTGAGCGCTTTGGCGAACAAAAGAACAAGGCTGGCGTTGAGGTGACTGACGGTGGCATACGCATTATGTGGGAAAGCTAATGGACGTTAAGATTCCGTATAAGCCTCGTGCGCTCCAAGCTGAAATGCACAACAGCCTGAAGCGCTGGAATGTCTTAGTGATGCACAGGCGCTTTGGCAAGACTGTGTTTGCGGTTAATCAGCTAATAAAGACTACACTAACTTGTCCTTTGCCAAGGCCGCGCACAGCGTTTGTTGCACCTACGTTTGCACAGGCCAAGCGTATTGCTTGGGATTATGTAAAGTTTTACGCATCTGTGATTCCCGGCGTTACGTTTAACGAGACTGAGCTGCGTGCAGATTTCCCTAACGGGGGGCGGTTAATGTTGTTGTCTGCCGAAAACCCGGATGCTCTGCGTGGTATTTACTTGGATGAGTGTGTTTTCGATGAATTTGGCATGCAAAATCCAAGGGTATGGGGGGAGGTTGTAAGGCCTGCGTTATCTGACAGACAGGGCTCGGCTTGTTTTTTAGGCACGCCTGCGGGGCATAACCATTTTTTTGATTTGCTAGACACGGCGCGTGGACAGATTGCCGAAGGCTCTCAAGACTGGTATTTTAAAGTTTGTAAGGCTAGTGAAACAGGCATTGTTAGGCCTGATGAATTAGATGCTGCTAAGGCGCAGATGACACCTGAGCAGTACGAACAGGAATACGAGTGTTCCTTTACGGCGGCTATTATCGGCGCCTACTACGGCAAGTTGTTAGGGGAAGCTGAGGAAGATGACCGCATTACTAGGGTGCCTTACGACCCTATGTACCCGGTTCACACGGCTTGGGACTTGGGCATTAATGACTCTACGGCCATTTGGTTTGCGCAGATATTCAGAGGCGGTGCGGTAAATGTTATTGATTATTACGAGAGTTCTGGCGTTGGTCTCGACCATTATGCAGATATACTCACAAAGAAAGATTATAATTATGGCGACCACCTCGCTCCTCACGACATTGAGGTCCGCGAGTTGGGTTCGGGTAAAAGCAGGCTTGAAACGGCTTACTCGCTCGGAATCAGATTCAAAGTAGTTCCTAAGATGAAGGTTGCTGATGGCATCAATGCCGCACGGATGTTACTGCCTAAATGCTACTTTGACCGCGATAAGACAGCGGAGGGGTTAGATATGCTGCGGCAGTACAGGCAAGAATGGGATGACAAAAAACGCAGCTTCAGAGACGCGCCAAGACACGACTTTACAAGCCATGCAGCAGATGCGTTCCGATACCTTGCAGTCGGGCTTGAAAACAGAACAAAGATGGTCAAGCCTCCTCAACAGGTTGCGGACAACAGTTACAACCCTTTTCAACATTGATTTGAGTAAACCTTAATGGAAATCAGCAGCTTTCACTACGACACTGCATCTATGATGATGGAATACAGCCCTTATCATGCTGACTATACAAGGGCTGACAAAAGATTGTATTTAGAGCCACCATTGGCAATGGGCAATTACATATTTGGTTTAGATGCTGAAGCGACTCCTTACTTATTTGCTACATGGGCATTCCCCGACTACGATGACATTGACCGATATATGGCAACGGGCAAGTTCCCGCCTAGCGCATGGCGTGGTGATGGTGATAGTCCTTGGGTTATTGATTTTATCTGTTTTGGTGGTCGCAAGGGCATAACTGAGGGCTTTAGGTCTTTAAAAGACATTTTTATTCAAATGGGTTATAGTGACTGCTATTGGTTAAGAACGGAAACTGGCAAGGTCGGTTTTCATAAGTTAAAGGAGAAGTAACATGGGTTCAGGCGGCGGCGGTGGTGGCGGCGGCGGAGGTTCTGGTAACAACCGCAGACGCAAATCCGAAGAACAGATTAGACAGGAGCGGGTAGCTGCAAGAAATGCTGCTAGAAAAGCGGCAGCCGATAAAGCTGCTGCTGATAGAAGGGCTGCTGAGTCTGCAAAAAGGTATTCCTCCAACAGGCCTGACATGATTGACAGTCAGCCATCGGCTCCTCCCTCAAGACCAAGCCAACCTAATAATGACAGGCCTAGTGACAATAAATTTGGCGTAACAGCACGCAAGGTGGCAACAACAAAAACCAAAGAAACAAATTTTGATGTGGGTTCGGCGGCTGCAAGAGCAGACCGTGTTGACCGTGCAACTATGCTTAGCGGAAAGCCTACGCCGCCAGCTAAGACTGGCGCAAAGCTAGGTGATACAGGCGGGCCAGCATCTGAAAAGATGCGCGAGGTTGGTGTTCGTTACACGCCTACATCCAAGCCCGGTGGCGGTTTAGAAATGAAGGCCGACATTAAAAAGACTGCACCAAGCGGTGAGTTGGCTCGTACTCTTGGCCCAAGCCCCGGAGATGTGCTGGCTACTGTTGGTGATTTGCCAAGTGTAGACAGAGACACAGCAGCTGCAAATATTGCTGGCCGTCCTGACTTGAACCGTGATGTTCTTGGCGACCTTGCAACCCGCGCTAGGGTTGGGCAGTTGCCAGACACGTCAGTTGGCAGCGTGAACCTATTAAATGCAATCGGCGCAAAGTCGGCCATGAATATCCTGACAAAGATTGCTAAGGATGAGCCTGTCATTAAGGATGGCAAGATTACTTACAGCACAGAGATTGTTAAGGATGAGCGTGGTGGCGTTGCTGGTATTATTGAGCCGGGGCTTGTCGAAGGCAGTAAGGTTTATACGGGGCGTCCCGACCTTGACCCGTTTAAAGGCGAGCCAGAACGCGATGAGCCAGAGCCTCAGCCTCAGCCGGATGAGCCAGTGATTGAAGATGAGGCAGCGGGAACACTGCTTGCGCCGACTAAGAAACGCGCTAGGGCTACTCGTTCTAAGCGCTTTGCTGGTGAAACCCTGCTGGAAGGCGGGGGAGTCCTATACAAGTAAGGTTGGTAACATGGCAGTACAGCAAGAATCCCGGAGAGAAGCAGGTATACAGGCACTTAAAACTGCTCAAGAAGATGTCATGGGCAGAACCATAGACGCCTTATTTACTGTTGAGTCGGCTAGAGGCGAACTGCAAGGCCAAGAAGAATACGGCAATACAAGTGGTAAGTACCATATTAAAGACGAAACGCGGAGCATGTTTAAGATTGATGCCTCGTTGCCGGAACAAGAACAGGCCAGACAAGTTGTTATGGGTTTCATAGGTTTTATGAAAAACGGAAACAAGGACTTGGGCATTCCCAGCATAAACTTTGACGCACTTACTGCTGATGAGCAAGTTGCTAGTTTGTCGTATGTATACAATGCGGGTCACAATCAACCAAATTTTCGTAAGGCATTGGGCCATCTAGCCCGCGCTCGTTCTGGTAAAACTGACTACGACACAGCCAAATTAGCCAAAATTGCTGCTGGATTTATGGATGTTTATAAAGCAGGTGGCGCTGCGTCTCTTGGCCTAATAAGGCGGCGGCTATCAGAACAAAATGTCTTTATTAATGGTGGTAAAATAAACCTTGATTTGGATGTGAACCGCCTTGATGGAGTCAAAACTATAAGGGCTAATATGCAATCTGCACTATCCGGCCTAAATGATTTTGAGTCATACATGAAGCTGCGAGATATGACGCTGCCAGCGCCAAGCCCAATAAGGAGAGTGATATGAGTTTTCTAACCCCCAAAATGCCAACACCACCCCCAGCCCCACCTCCGCCGCCAGAGCCTGACATGGGCAAAGCAAAAGCATTGGCTGAAGAAGCGATGACAGGCGAAATGAAGCGCCGTAAGGGTCGTGGCTCCACTATTGTGGCTGGTGCGCTAGGTGATACAGCAACACCTACAACCAAAACACCAACACTATTGGGGTAAGTCATGGATAAAGCAGTCAGCATAGCAAAGCGGTTTGACTATATTAAAAGCCGCCGCGATAACTGGGACACACACTATCAGGAACTTGCGGACTACATGCTTCCGCGCAAGGCTGATATTGTCAAGAAGCGGTCACGCGGCGAGAAGCGCATGGAACTCATCTATGATGGCACTGCGCTACAGTCTATTGACCTAATGGCTGCTTTTCTTCACGGCATGCTTACAAGTGGTGCGGCGCCTTGGTTCCACCTAGATATCAAGGATACTGATATTAACCGTGATGACGATGTGCGTGAATGGCTGCAAGACACATCCAGGCGCATGATGCGTGCATTTAAC